CCTCTCTTCCACTTAACTGCCTTGCCCTTGTCCAGCCTACACTTGTACCGCACTGGCTACCATTATCTTCTTTATGCTGCAATGCTTTCTTTGCGGCATTTGTTGCTGATTGAGGATAATTACTGTACGGCATCGGTTGTAGGTTCTATTTTTATGTTTGATGCTAAAGGCAATTCATAACTATCTCCACCAATGTAAGGATTCATATTCTCTTTAATCCTAATTTCGTTAGGTGACATGGCTAATACATTTCGCATAGTAGTATAATAAGAAGATCGAGCTGCAACATCGCCACGCAGTAATCCATCTAAATTAAATCGAGTGCTATACTTATCTTTCTCAACCTCAAAAAATATCTTTCTATTAAATTCTGCCTCTATGATTTCACACAAAGGCATAATGGTGTAATTAACAAACATTTGAGACAACTGCTCCATGTTGCTAAATGTAGCTTTATCCATATCCTCCAACAAAACACCTGGCACACCAGTTATGCGAGCAATGTCTGATATAGTAGCCTTCTTAGTTTCATTAAATGCTGCATCATTAGGATTAAGTCCTACTTTCTGAAAGTCCATGCCTTCCTCTAAGATGGCAGTACCTCCAGCGTTTTGACTTCCACCAAAAGCACGATTGAAAGATGACTTTAATCTGTCGTATGCCTCATTGGTTAACTTGCCAGGATGCTTTAGCACTCCGTTTAAGTGTGCGCCATTCTTGTAAAAGTTAGCACCATAGTTTCTATTTGCTAAAGCTAAACCGTAGTTATCTCTGTGTAGGTCCGGCATAACAAAACCATCAATTCCATTCCATGAAAGATTTGGTATGTGTATGATGTTATCAGAACTATACTTCTTGTTATTCTTCTTATTCTTAAATAATAACTCGCCTCTGGTATTATAGTAGCTTTCCATTTGCACCGGATCAAGTATCAAAAGACTTGTAATCCTTTGGCTATTTGCATTTCTGTTGATAGCAGCGTAAAAAACACCATGGCTCAAATAGTGAAGAACCATTGTTTTATAAAATGTATGAGCTGTGTAAAACTGTGAAGGCTCACGACTAACTATTTTAAAATTTGGATGTTCTTTAGCGATTCTTAAACTACCATCATCTCCTTTTTCTATAATATCAAAAGGTAAGGAGGCAATAACACCTCCAAGTATTTGAGTAGCTCGGTAAAATGCAGGAAGTCCTATAATAGAATATTCATCTACCGCTACACCAGCAGCTGATCCTCTTTGAAACAATGCGCCTAATGTATCACCGTTTATTGGTGTACTTGGATTCTCTATACTCGCACGAGTATTAGAAAAAAAAGACCGCATGGAGTTAATTATTCCCATGCGGCAAATATAAACCAGATTAGTATGAAGTTATAAACCTTGAGTAACAGACTAAACAAACTTCATGTCCATATAATTACTTTTCGCTTTGCGAAAGCTATTATACGTTGTATACTTTTCATCAAGACCTAACTCTTCTCTTTCTTCCTCTAATTTCTGCCATGCCTCTTGATGTGTACGACATTCTCCAGACAATTCATAAAACCTATGAAAATAACCGGATGTTGAATTAATCTGTCTAACCTGTTGAGCGTACTCGTGCTTTCTCATTAAATTCTCCATAATTAAAAGGTTTTTATTTTAATTAGGTACATTTTATAACATCAATAATCCTCCTTCCCTTTCCTTCCCCTCATATATCGTTGGTCTATCACCTTGCATTATTTGTGCGTAAGCCATAACCATCGCTACCGCTCCATCCACTTTTTCAGTGCTTTTTGCTTTATCTATTTTTATGTTGCCAGCAGGATCTAACCGCAAAATAACATTGCTCATCATCCACTCTAATACTGGGTTACCATCATGTGTAATTTCATGAGATAAAAACAACTTTTCTACTTCTTTGGTTGGTGCAGACATAGAAATAAAACCTTGTCCGAATGGTTTCATCGTTGCGCCATCGTTTGTCAACTGGATAACAAGTTGACTGGCATTCCATCTATCAAAACAAATACACTCTATTTTATATTTAGCCGTTATTTCAATGACCTTGTTCTTTATGTAATCGTAGTCAGTTACATTACCATCTGTCATGGTTAAATGTCCATCTTGCTGCCATTGCAGATATGGAACACCATCACTAAGCGATCTCTCTCTTACATTATCCTCTGGGCAAAAGTAATAAGACTTTATATGTGGTTTAGTTAATCCTTCTTGTACGGGAAAACACAGTACAAGTGCGCAGATGTCACGCGTTGAGGCAAGATCTAAGCCAGCATAGCATTTTTTATTATACAGCGTAGCATCATCAATAAATAACCTGGTTGCATCAATGTAAGACTGTGAAATCCAAACGGAGGAGGTAGATGTCCATACGTTTAGATTTTTAGTCATGAATTGTATTTGCTTTGACGCTCCCTCATTTAATGCTTTTTGAAATTGGTCATCCATATAGCTAATGTACGGAGTGACGCCAAGATTTGGATTGCTTTTTGTCCAGTTCTTTTTATCTTGCCAATCATCTCCTTCATCTAAGCAAAATAATAATGGAAATACAGATTCATCCACCTTTCTCTTTTCCAAAATATCAATCATTACCTTCCTATACAAATAACAAGGACTTTCCCGATTAAAGCCAGCAGTGGTAGTAATAAGGAGTAATGGTTGTATTCTTGAACCCATACCCGTTTCCATCACGTTTATAACGTCTGAATTTTTATGCGCGTGAAATTCGTCAATGCAACAAAAACTGGGATTTAATCCATCTAAAGTATCGGCATCGGAAGAAACTGATTCAAATTTAGAATTAGTTGTAGGTACATTACAATTATACTTTAATACATTAACTAACTTGTTAAATGTCTTAGAATCATTCTTTAAATTTTTTAAAAATACTTTAGCAGTATCAAATGCGATCCTCGCTTGATCCCTTGTCGTTGCAGCTGTGTACACCTCCGCTCCCGTTTCATTGTCTAACAGGAAACAATAAACTGCAATTGCAGCTGCTAACTCAGTCTTACCATTCTTTCTTGCAATCTCAAGATAAGCCTTGCGGAATCGTCTGCCTCCAGTTTTTTTCTGCCATCCAAATAATACTTTAATAAAAAACTCTTGGAAAGGTTGGATGTTAAATCTTTGCCCGGCAAACTCTCCCTTGGTGTGGCGGAGTGCGGAAATAAAGGAGAAAGCCCTGGTTGCCTTCTCCTCTGAAAAAACATACTCCCAATCGTTATTTTTTAAATCAGCTAAATGCCTGTCAACTGCCAGTTTTGCATAGTTGCCTAAAATTAATCGCCCCGAAACAACATCCTCAATAAATTTCATTTAGGTGTTTTAATTTCTATGGCAATAAATCTAAATAAAAAAAGAAAGCTAACAAAGCCAACTGCCTCTAAGTAATCTATAAAATCAAACCAAAAGAATTTTACAAACAACCAATTCCATAAATAATAAAATGGAACGGCTAAACCTGTGACCATTATACTCATAACGATGATAAAAGTCAATGTTTCAAAAATGCCTTGTTTCATTAGTTCATTTTTAAAAGTTTAGCAATCTCATCGTCTTCATCTTCGTTACTATCTCTAAAATAGTCCAATTTTAAACGGCTGCCAGGATCAAGGCCTAAACTCTTGCTAATCTCCAAAAACATATCCATAGATTGCTTAAATGCAGTCCATTCTGCAGAAACTTGCCTTGCACCGTTTGGATGCACCATAACTGCACCGGCAACTGCAAGAACCTCGGCATTGTAAAGCAAATGGCCAATGGCACGCGTAGCAATGCTCAAAAAAATGTCGTCAACGTCCTTGCTTGCCTTGTGGGCTTGAAGATGGTCTTTTAATTTCTCATAAATCTTAACCTCGTCCTCGTTCAGTTTCAGCAGCGACCTGCCGACTGGGGAACCGGAATAGGACTTGATACGGGAAGGTATCAATGTACCTTGAAGTTCTTTTGCTTTTAACGATTTTGCTCTCATTTGTTTTGCTTTTTTATGCTTTGGTTAAACCCCCCTTTTGGAGATTGATTTGATGTCTTCCTTTCTGCACGACACGTCTCT